GTCCAGGTTCGCCGGCGCCATGTGCGCGTGGCGGCCTATGCTAAATGCGGCCTTGTTTAAAATTTCGTTGCGGCTCCCCTTGATCGCACCGGCCACGTCGGCCACTGCGCTCTCCGCGACTTTGCTGAAGTATCTCTCGCTCATAGTTTCCACCCTATAGTTTGGCCGCCCACCGAGGCAGGCGGCCATGTTGATCAGAAGCCGAAGTTGTTATCGGCTGCGGGTGCTGCGGCGGGTGCTGCGGCGGGTGCCGGTGCAGGCGCTGGCGCCATCTCGGGTGCCGCTGCTGCCGCCGGGTGCGCTGCGCCATTCTCCGGGCGATTGATCCACTTGGAGATGTTGAAGCCCACGTCGTACGACGTGCCCTTGCCGACCACGACCGGCGTTGAGCTCGTGACCTGCACGATTGGGATTTGCGTCGCAAACTCGGGCGCCTGCTCCGCCTGGTTGTACAGCTTGGCGATGAATTGGCCGAGGCCATACGAGTTGCCGCTGAACGACGCCTCACGACCGTCGACCAGCCAGCAGTTGACCTCGAAGCCTTGCTTATAGACCTCGCTTGGGCGCGGGATCTGCTCGGACGGTGACGGCCACGGCTGCCAGTCACGCACGCCGATGTCGATGTGCAGCCAGCCGAACTGGACGTTTTTGATGTCCACAGCGAAGCCGCGAGACATGTCGATGTTCTCGTCGCCCGCTTCCGTCTTCACCCACCAGCGATTTTGCGGCAGATTTGACCGTATAAACAATGAATTCCCAGAACCCTCTGAACTTGATCCGAATGATATTGGCATATGTTGTCTCCTAGACTATGGTTGCCGTTTCTCAGTCAATCTGACTGAACTTAAATGAGTAGCGCGGAAGTTGGATCGTTTTCAAGTCCCCAAAGTCGTAGCCCCACTCGTTGCTCTCGCTCGCCTTGCGATATTTCTCGAGAGCGTACTGAACTGCTGCCTTCCCCTCATCGAGGCTGGCAAAGTCCAATTCGTACACGCCGACTAAGTGCGGACGTGATTTTAAGACCGCTATGAAGCAAAAGCGGTCGACCTCAAACCCGGCGTTTTCCATGCAGCGCCGGTAGAATTGGTCTTGTATATGATACCCCAGGTTGGCGCATTGCTTGGCAAAGCCCTCCGGGTCCGACGCAATGGTAGTCTTGAGATCTATCAGCGCGCCGATGTCACGGCGCCAACCGTCCGGGCGGCACCGCATCTCGACGCCCGTCGACGGATCTTTGCTGAATATGCTGGCCTCGCACACGAGGTCGCCGCTGAGTAGCTCCGCGGCTGCACGATTTGATCGCACCGCTTCGGCCATGTCTGCGGCCAGGCGGTAATCCGCCTCCGTCAGCAGCAAGGCGCCAGCCTCCTCAGCCTCCAGCTTCTTGCGTTTCCAATCAAGCCCCCGGCGCGTCTCCGGCCCGCACCAGATGCTTTCCGCGTTCTGCGGCTCGAATACCAGAGTGTGAGTTGCCGTGCCCACGTCGAATGCGGGGCTGCTCTTGAACTCGCCGTACATGTACTCGGCCGGCGATCCCAGCGCGATCGTTTTTGCGCCGCTGGCGCTCAGCGACGGCTCGAGGTGGTACGCCTCGTTTGTCATATCAAGTCTTACGGTCACTCCCATTCCCCCGCCGTTGTTAAGTTAAAAGTCGCCTTTATCTCCAAGACATACGCCTTGTACTCAAGGTCTCCGTCTGGATCATGCTTCCAGAGCATGTAGTTAGCCTGCTGGCGCAAGCCATTCATGCTGGTGTAGACCCCATCAATCTCGATGCACGTCTTTCCGTCCTCGACGCAGGCCACGATGTAACTCATTTCTCTCCCCTTCCATATGCTGCGATCAGTAAACTTTCCGCACGGTGTTCGTCTTTCTTGCGCTTCAGTCTCAGCGCCAGATCTGGATACCACTGCTGGGCCTGCCGGCGCGCCGCGTCCTTGTCCTTCGGCAGGTTCATGCTCGACTTCCACTTGGCCGGCCGCACTTCGCTGTACGGGTGGCAAGATAGTGCGGCAGTCGTCAGGATCTGGCCGTAGGCGAAGCCCAGCTTGAACACCGACACGACGCCCTGCTTGGGCATAGCCTGTTGTTTTTCAAGCCAAATATGCTCAACCGGCCCGGCGCTGTTGATGATGTCGAGCAGCGCGATCACGTCGACGCCGCCCTCGGTGTAGACCGGCAGGTCGTGCACCTCGGCGAAGCCGTCACCCAGAAGCGCAACGCCCCCGGTGCGGTAGCCTGGATCAATACCGATTGTAATCTTCGACAACATATCCACCCTTCTTGAGATGCTCGACGATCAGTCGCTCTATCGTCAGAGACGCGCTGACGCGCTGGCCGGCGCAATACTCTTTCAGCATCTCAGCTATATCGGCGCGGATGCGCGGCCCGATTTGTTTTAACTCATGTTTCACAGTGGTTCCTCCATTTGTTTGTGCAGTGTTAACAGAACGGGAGCAGGGGTCAAGGTGTTGCCGAGATATTTCTTTTCTGTCGTCGCCGTGTTAATATGGCCGGGAACCTTTTGGAGCCAACCATGGAAGTCGACGCAATCTTGAATATACTGTTTGGAGTTGTCATCGCCATGATTGGCTGGTGGCTAAAGACGCAGCGAGAAGAGCTGGATCGCCTGCGCATCTTGCTCAACCGCACCCGCGAGGAGATGGCCAAGGAGTATGTCACCAAGTCAGACAGCTCTGAGGTTCTATCGCAGATTATGAATAAGTTTGACCGTCTCGAAGAGAAAATTGATCGGTTGATGGAGCGGTGATATGCTTTGCGCGCTGGTTTTTGTAAGTTTCGGACACGCATGGGTGCAGGGCGTAGGCAATGTGCTGGTGAAGTCGTGCTACTACAACTGCGGCAGCGAGAAGATAACAAAGGCGCAATGGTATGATCGCAAGTATAGCGTGCCGCCGCACTACGTCTGCCCGGTGAGGTTTGCTGAAGCATGATTGATCCATTTACAGCATTCGCAGCAGCGCAGACCGCCGTATCCGCCATCAAGAAGGGCATCCAGCTCGGCAAAGACATTGGCGGCATATCCAATGATCTAGCCAAATTTGCTGGCGCGATTTCAGACTTGGAATTTGCACATAAGTCAGCGGAGAACCAGCCTTGGTATGCCGTGCTTTTTGGCGGCAGTGGACCTAGTGCAATGGACATCTTCGCCAAGAAGAAACAAGCGGAGGCTCTGCGTGCAGATATTAAGCAATATATTCAGTTTGGCTATGGTCAGTCGGCTTGGCAAGAACTCCTGCGCATCGAAGCCCAAGTGCGTAAGGATCGTCAGAAAACTTTATATCGTAAGGCGGAGATTAAGCAGGCGATTATCGAGTGGACTTTGGGCATTCTGGTGGTGGTATCAGGCGTTGGTATTCTCGGCGTGGGTATTTATTTCCTCGGGAAAAAGCAGGAGAAATGGTAATGGCACACACGATACTTGATAATTGGAAAGTTCTGCCGCGACTGATGATGCTGGCGGTCACTGTGCTGACCTATCAAGCGGTCCATTGGTTTATGAGCCTAGATGATCCAAGCGTTGCCCAGTCAGGGCTTGTAAGCGTCTGTATGGGGGCGCTCACAGGCTGCTTTGGCATCTGGATGGGTAAGGAGCAGGCGAAATGATCGGTCAAATCATAGGATCACTCGGCGGCCTTGCTGCCAGCTACATCGACGGCAAGACTGCCGTGAAGAAAGCCGAAGCTGAGACCAAGATGAAAATCGCCACTGGCGAGATCAGTTGGGAGCAGGCTGCTATCGAGGCCAGCAACAATTCGTGGAAAGATGAGGCGTGGACCGTGGCATTCATAGCCATCGTTCTTGGCAGCTTCATACCGGGCATACAGCCTTACATGGCGCAGGGTTTTGCTAATCTGGACGCTGCGCCTCAGTGGTTTCAGTGGGCGATGTATGCAAGCATTGCGGCGAGCTTTGGCATCCGCACAGTGAAGGGGTTGAAAAAGTAATGGCGACACCAGCAAAAGGCAAAGCCCGCGTCAAAGTCACGGCGTCCGGCAAGAAGGTCAGCTACGGTCAAGCGGGTAAGGCAAAAGGTGGCGGCCCACGGGTCAAGCCCGGCACGTCGAAGGGCGACGCGTATTGCGCACGTTCTGCTGCGCAGAAGAAGAAGTTTCCGAAGGCGGCAAAAGATCCTAACAGCCCGCTCAATCTATCACGCAAACGCTGGAAATGTTCCGGCACCAAATCGAAGAGGTCATAACATGAAATACGGTAAAAAATCATCTGGCTTTAAGCCGTGCCCATCCTGCAAGACAAAATCCGCCTGCCGCGCCGCCGGCATGTGCAAGAAGATGGGCGTTAAAAAATGACTTATAAACTATCACAACGCAGTTTGGACCGCATGGAGGGTGTCGATGAGAGATTGGTGGCAGTGGTTAAACATGCAATCACGGCAACCAAGACCGACTTCGGCGTTATCCAAGGGCTTCGGACGATTGAGATGCAGAAGGCTCTGGTCGCCAAGGGCGCGTCACAGACAATGAAATCCAAGCACCTCGATGGCCTTGCCGTTGACTTGATGGCCTACATTGGCGGACGCGGCTCATGGGAGCTTAACCTATATGATGACCTGGCCGACGCAATGGCCGAGGGTGCCAACGCTGCAGGCTGCAAAGTGCGCTGGGGTGCTGCATGGCACATCGACAGCATTGGCCAGTATAAAGGCACAATGGAAGAGGCCATGAACGAATACATTGATTTGCGTCGGTCACAAGGGCGTCGGCCGTTCATTGACGGACCTCACTTCGAGCTGATGGTTTAGCTTAGTCAGGTTAGCTAAGTGGCCAGACAAGACCAGAAGGCCAGCGCATCGGTGGGTAGGGCCGGAGAGCATTTAGCTCTCGCCTACTTGTCGCTCGCTGGTTACTCTTGCACGCTGTGCCAGATCAAAGATCACGATGCGTATATACAGACGGATACACAGACGCTCACGCTGCAAGTGAAGACGGCCAGCAAGACACACAAGACCACCAACAGTTACGCATTCCACACGCCCAAAAAGAACGTCGATGTATCAGACGTGTTTGCGTTTGTATCCATTGATTTAGGCGCTGTGATATTCCGCCGTGGAGATGAGCTAACATCCGTGACAACATATATCTCAAGTAAAGAATTCCTAAACGAAGAGAATTCAATGCAAAAAACATTCGACAGCTTCAAATAGCCACTTGTTGCCGGGCGCGCCTTTGATTAGAAAGTCTGAGTGGGTGGCTTTTCATCGCAACTGTTTTTTGGTTTCGACGCTGCTAAATGTGCCAACATTCACGGCCACCCACACGATTACTAGAATATAATACCCACCAGCGCCATCAAGCCAGCGCCGCTGATGAAGCCAAAGATGGCTCCGATCAGACCCGCCGCGTTTATCATGCGCTCAAGCTCTTTGTCATCCATCTAAACTCTCCGATAATTTCATGTGATGCTTATTAGCGTAGGTGTGGATTCGGTGACAATTTGAACATAAAATATGACACCTTTCGATCTCAGCCTTTATGTTCTCTATTACCCCCTTTTTAACAAGCTGAGACACAGTTTTGACTTTTTGGGACGGATCAATGTGGTTAAATTCAAGTGCAACTGGATGCTCATTAAATCCACAACGACTACAGCCCTTGTTCATTTTGTAATTATCCACATATGCCTTGGCCAACGCCACTCTGACCACCTCCAATTGCCTAGAGCGCGTTCTCATCAATCATCATCCTCAAAGCAGTTATTCAACGGCTGAATGGGTTGCTTGCTAAAGACCCAGCGCCATTGCCGCTTGGTATAGCCCGGCACTTCAACAAAATCTCGCACGCGGTAAACCTTGTCCGCCTCCCACATTTTTTTGAGATAGCTTGACGTGCGTGGCACGCTGTCTCCCAGCAACTCTGCGGCCTCTGCAGCTGTAACGCGCTGGTCATACGGGATCAAAGCAAACAGGCGCTTGCCCTGTTCGATGCTGTGCTGTTTACTGGCCTCAGCCGCCTTAATCATAGATGGTGCCATTGTGGTCGGCCTGCGCGGCCCAGCCGGCAGCGGGTCGCGCTTGCCTTTGCGGTAATGCATCTGCTCGAACTCCCAGATGCAGTGCGCGTATGTGATCTCGTAGCGCTCGTGCTTATCCGTCACACCCTCCAGCTTGAGCCTCAATCGCTCGGCTGCGTCCTTTTGATCTCGCGCTTTAACACGTCGAGCAACGCTTGCTGCTCTTCCAGCCGCTGCTTCAAGTTTGGCCGCATCGCCGTCTTCGCCTCCGTCAGCATTATGCTGTTGATCCGCTCTAGCCTTTTTATAATGATCTGAGTTTGGTCCGTATTCACGTTTCTTCCTCTCCAAGGTGATATTCATTGTGGTGCATATGCGGTGTATCGTTGAGCGCGACACATGTAGAAGCTCGGCAACGTCGGCTTGCGACATGCCCTGCTGTGCGCAGTCAAGAACGTGGCGTGTGAGCGCCTCTGGATCGTATTTCATTCGTCTTCCTCCTCTTCGAATGGCGGGATCTCGCCCATGCCGCCGCACTCGGGGCATGGAACGGTCTCCATGATGATTTCGCCGATGTCTCGGCCTGCGTTGTGCGGGTATGCGAACCCCTGCTCCACGGTGCCCTCTCCGTGGCACTCAGCGCACGCTATGAGCTTCGGTAGGATGCTGTCTAAGCCCAGGCTCATGTCGCGCCCTCCTTATCCTCTGTGGCCAGCTCAGCGGCGCAGGCGGCGTATCCGGCCGCGTCGATGTAGTTGTCGGCGTGCTTCGGGTTTGACTTGGCCCTGGCGGCCTTCAGCAGCATCATCATGGTGCCTACGTCGTGCGGTAGAACCTCGACGCCAAGGTGCACGCTCCAATAAATGGCGATGGTCTTGAAGTTGTCCTCCATGTCGCCGTGGTCGGACGCCCGGTCCTTGGTTACATATTCCTTGGCCGTGTCTAAGACTTCGGCGCGGGTGAGTTTAGCCATTGGTGGTCTCCCAGTGTGTTGGACGCGCCTTCGGGCGCATTGGTTCGTCTGAAATATTAGCGGTTAACGTGCAGGCGATCAACAGCCCGCAGAGCGACGTCCATATGGCGAGGATCGCCCAGTCTTGCTTCGTTGGCATCATGTTATGCTCTCCCGGTGGGTGGGGGCCGTAGCCCCCGGTTTGATTAGGCGTTTTCTTTCTCTCTGGCCAATTTGTCGGCTGCTGCCATGATGACTGACAGAGGTGTGAATTTGCCAGCGAGGTAATAGAAGCAGCGTGTGAATGTGGTGTTATATCCGTTAGTCACTTGGTGCGGCGTGACGCTTACAGGCAAGCCACCAAATAAACGGCCAAGCTCAACAGCCTCATGGTACTGAGCCATGCGGCGCTCAATCAGATCAACCACAGTTTCTGTCACTTCAGCTTGCTTGGCTGTGATGCGATCAGACTTTGGAGCTGGCTTTACAACTTCAAGCTCTTTGAGCAAAACGCGAAATGTAATCAGATCTGTCAAGTCAGCATGGTGCGCCTCATCGAACAGGCGGAAATGCTTTTCGCGGATCTGGTGAAGATCAAACGGGATTGCAAAGTAATCTTCGCGTGACAAGCTGTCGATTGAAAATTGAAAATTGTTCTCACGAAGCATTTGGTATCCGCTGTTCAATTCACCAAGAGCTTCTTTCTGGTGAGATTTAGCCGCAAAGGTTTGGTCTTCTTGGGTCATGCTTATTGCGGATGAAACGTAATCTTGAACAGTTTTGAATTTTGTGTTGTACATGTCCGTGTTCCCTTGTTTCTGTCTATATTGTTAACATAGGGGTAACACACACCCCTTGCAAGCACAAAATGTTCACAAAGCGAAAAAAATGTTATAGGGTGCCAGGGTGACATTCATGGAGGATCACATGCTCGACGACCAAACGAAAGAACTGGTGCGCAATCTCAACAATCCGCACCGCGTAACAAACATCATGGCGCTGTTCAAATTCTGCGAACAGGCGGCCACGATCATACAGGAGCAGTCGGCTCAGCTGCACCAGCTGGCGGCGGACACGCTGAAGGCGCAGCCCGCTAAGACTGCGCCTAAAAAAGCTGCTAAGAAGTAGCGAATTACTGGGGTATGCTGAGCAGTCCGCCTGATTGGCGTGCCCCAGACCGCAGAGCATCCAACAGCATTTGCGTCGTCACGCTGTCTTGTGTTGGCATGAGTAGGCTCTGCATAGGCGCAGAGGTTATCGCCTTCCGTCCAGCCGCGGGGATCGCTGCGCCAGCTGCGCCGCCAATCATCATGGCTGGCACAGGGTCCATACCCATCTGCGTCGCTGCATATGCTCCGCCGCCCGCGCCAAGAATACCGCCTCCGCCTGCAATGCTTCGACGTCCACCCGCCTGCACGGCTGGCATGGAGCTAACGACCTCTTCCGCTGCGCGCCCAAGATTGGCGAGCTCAGATCCCGTGCCAAGAATGTAGCGGTCGCCCTCGCGGCTGCGCAGGGCGCCAGAGAGCATTGCCGGAGAGATATAACCTCCAGCGCTGTCAGACCCGCGCGTCTTTAGTGCGCGCATAGTGGTCAGATAGTTTCTATATTGATCTCTGGCCTCCATAAGCTCCGGGACCAGCTTTGGTTGCGTGCGCCGGACACTCTCAATCATAAAGTCGTCAACCACGCCGTTCATCTTAAACGCGCTTTCGTAAATAAGCGGATCGTTAGTGCCGTTCATTACCTTGCGAAGTCGGGATCGCATATTTTGCAGTTTTTTGTTAGATATTGCTTTGCTGCCTGCCGCTGCATTTAAAAACTCGTCGTTTATGTCAACGAGAAACGGCGGGATGTCCCCAGTCGCCGAAGAGCCCATATGCTCCTCGATGATGCTGTTGGCTTTTATTGCGGTTTCCGTGCTTGGCACGTCGTCCACAACATTGTCAGCTCGATCAAACACTTTGCCGAGGCGACTTTTTACGTCACGCATAGCCGCCGGGGTTGCCAGCTCGCTGTCTGACCCCATTGTACGCATGGTTGCAGTGGTCAAGGTTTTCTTTGTTTCCAGCGGCACTTCCACGCTGCCTTCGAGGGACATGAGCCGTGGAGATCCTGCCTTCAAGCCAGTGGTCATGGACACACCAGCATCCTCAAGCGTCTGCACAGCCTCGCCGCGCGCCGTTCCGGGCTGCGTTAAACGCGCCTCGGGGCCAAGCAGCGCTCTCTGCGTGCCTTGGCGCAGTGCGCTAGTCGCTAATGGCGTTCCAAGAGCTGCGGCTAATCTCGCCGGCCCTTCCATTTCTGTACCCTCAGTCATCTGGCCGGCTGTCTCACTGGCCAAGGCTGGAAACAGGGTGGTCAGGGCTGATCGAGCAGGCGCAGCGGCGAGCTGTAAGCCAGTCTTAACTGGGTAGCCAAATGGCATAACTGCTCCGCCGCCGGCAAACTCTGATACGGTTCCTGCGAATTTTCCTTCGGTAGTTGTGGGCTGGTAGTCCAGAGTATCGCCAAACTGTGATCTAGCGGCGTCCATGACTGAAGTTTTGTAGTCCACAGGCGGGACTTGGCCAGTCCCCAACGCCTCGGCGCCAAACCCAGCAAGGCGACTTAGCATGGATATTGGGCCTCCTTCAGCCAACTCCAGCACGTTGCGCCCTAAGTCTAATGCGCCAGCAGCGCCGCGGATCGCACCAGATTTTGCTGCCGCTCGGACGTCCTCGCCTCTGGTTACTTGAGTTGCCTCGACGCCCTCTTGATATATTTGCAAGAGCCTGTCGCGATCAGCATCGCCCTGAGCAGTGCCCAGAGCGTCCATTTCTTGCGCTTTGGTGAGTATGGCATTCAGCTCTTGCTCTGTCATTATAAGCCCATCCGCTTTTTGAAGTCTTCAATGCTTTCATCCGCAGCTGGCGCATCAGACGATGGGTCTAACCACGCTGGGCGACCTCCAAAATGAGTGTCCAGCTGGGTGGCGCCCTCAGCACTTGCTCCATTGTAAAGGCCGCGCACGATGTTTTTATACCGTCGGTCGATCTTGGCCAATGATTTCTTCACCGCCTCTGGTCCGAGTGCTAAGTCCAGCTTGGTCACGTCATCCAAAAGAATGTTCAGCTCTTCTTTATTCAGCGCGCCCATAGTTGCGCCTGTAGACTTCAGGTCTTTCAGCGTGTCCAGAGCGAGAGTTGACCGGAGACTATCGACCAGAGCCTGTGTCTGGCCGGCTTGCGTGAATGGGACGTTGCGCAAGAACATCGCCATTGGCCCAGTTGTCATCGTGGGATCTGCGTCAATCGCGGCTATGATCTCTTGCATCGTCTCCAGCTGACCAGCGGCGGATGACGCTTTGCCTTCCAGTCCCATCTGCGCCTGCATCTGATCCTGTATCTGCTTAACCTGCAACGCAATCGCCGGCGCCATGCTCGGGTTTACCATCGCCAGGTTGAGAAGCTGTTGGATGCGTGCCTGCGGGTCAGCGCCGGCGCCGCCGCCAACAAGACCTTGCAGCATCTGCCGCTGAGCCGCCGCCGCCGTAGCCTTGCGCTGTATGTCGGCTTGCTCGTTAAAGCGGCCGAGCAGAGCCTCTACCTTTCCGCCCTGCATACCCTGCAAAGCTCTACCCGCGTCGGAAAGCCCAGCAAAGGCCAACATGCGGCGCTGGTCCTTTGACATACTTTGGTATGAAAAAGGCTGCGCCGGCTTTTGCGCGTCCAACATCTGTTGGAGCAGCGCCATGTTGTCGTTTGCAGGCGGAGTTGGCACGCCCTCAACCGCCAGATTGCCGCCGGGGCTCCTATCGTCAGTTATGGCTGGCGCTTCGGGAGTGGCTTGAGGCGTAACGCCAAGTACCTGCAAGTCTTCAGGCGTGGCGATTTCACCCTCCATCGCGCCCGGACGCCCCGCGGCAATCAGCTTGGCGATGTCATCTTTAGTAAGTATGCGTTCCATGTCTATGCCCCGTATCCAAATCCAGTGCCTACGTCCCCGACGCCAGAGAGCACCTGCCCAACCGCCTTCAACCCGCCAAACGGATCGCGCGCCGTCGTTGTGCCGAGGCCCGCCGGAACGCCGGTGCTCGCCGCCAGGAGCGCGTTAAGCTGCGTGAGCGGGTATGCTTGCTGCTCTTGGAACATTGCGTAATCCGACTGCAACTGAGCCTGCTCAAGCGCGCGCTGCTGCTCTCCCGCAGACATCTGAGCCCCGAGGCCGGAGAGCTGCGATTGCAAGCGCTGGCCCGCCAGGCTGCCCAGCGCGTTTGCCGCCGCCGACTGGATGCCGGCACCTTGAAACTGGCCTTGGAAATTGGCTGCGTTAGCCGCTTGAGCTCGAGCCGCGGCGGCTTCGCGAGCCTGCTGCACGTTGCCAATGTCGAACTGGCTCGATTGCAACGCCTGTGTAAACGCCTTTTCCTGCAAGCCGGAGACAAGATCTGCCGCCTGCTTTCCGTAAGCCTCCCGCGTCGCGGCCTCCGCAATTCCTTGGCGCGATCCTCCAAAGGCTTTTGCCGCAGTCGCCTGCGCGCCCAGCTTGTTCAGCGCCTGCTCCTGGGCGCCTCCCAACGTCTCAAGGCTGCGGTTAATTACGTTTTGAGTGTAGGGTGACATATACGCGCCAATGTCTGTCGTGGCCAGCTGGTTCACATCAACCTGCCCTTCAGCGCCCATGCTTGAGGGGTCGAACCCCGTCAAGCCTTGCTGAACGCCTGCCGCCTGTCCGTATGCCTGACCGCCCATGTTGAGCCCGCCGAAGCCGGAAAGCGCCTGCTGCTGGGTCGGCGTCATGCCGGCAATCGTCTCGCCAGTGTATGGAGTGTATTCCGTGTCGGCGATCTCAATGCCGCGCGGAAGGATCTCGCTGCGGATGAAGTCTTCCTGCCACTGCGGCAGTTTCTTTGTTTCGGTCGTAGTCGAACTCATTGGCTCAGCTCCATCTCATAATGTCTGCGCGTTTCACGGAAGGAAGCCGCTTCTGCGTATTTGGCAAAACCCTTGCGACCGTCAGTTTCAATCGCGTCCATTTTAGCTTCTTTCGCTATTTTTGTCAAAGTGGCCAAAGCCTCACCGGCCCAGAGGTGCATGTCCTCTCCGCCCATCCACTCGATCTTGAGGTTGCGGCGCAGCGGGTGGTGCAAAATGCAGGTCACGACGGACGCCATTGGCGCCCCGTCGACGTAAACCATCCACAGCAGTGACATGCCATCGTATAGGTCTTGGATGATGTGATCGGCGTCTACATTGTCCTGGCGCGCAGTAGACATCGCTATGAAGCGCCGCGCGTCGTCGATCACCGATGGAAGGTTCTCCGGCAAAACGGCGAACATTTCCACCTTGGGATCTTGATGCGGCTCGAAGCTGACCTTTATGACGTTTTCTCTATTCATCCATGCAACCTCGTTATCGCAATAGTGGACGCTGGTGCTGCGGGTGCAAACGCCGTTGCCGCAGTTGCATCAAGAAAACCACTGGTGCTGTCAATGGCCCACATGGCCTCCAAGTAATCTCCGGCACTAAACTCAAATATAGCCGAGCGGGACACCACCAAGACTGAACCGTTTTGATGCAGTGCGCTTTTCATTGTTGACCCAGCAACGTCAACGCCGTTGACGCGAGGCCAGAACCAGAAGTTTACAGTTGAGCTGGACGTGGACGCAATTTGCGCCGAAAACGCAATCATGTACTGACCAGCTTCCTCAAACACCAAGCGAGAGGCTGGTGTGCCGTTTGTAACACCATCGGCGATGCTTGACGTGTACGTTAAAGCGTACGCTGTGTTTGTAGATGCCGCTGTCTGATCCGTTGTAATGCCGCCAGCATACTGGCCGTCTTCCAGCACAATCTGGCGAAACTCGCCGTTCTTAGAAACGACCGGGTAGCCGTTTACTTCATCCCATAATATTACCCCATTTTCAGAAGGGTTGTCTGTTGCTGTTTTGAATCCTAGCTTCGCCAGGTTTTGCTGCAAGTATAACGAAAGTTGACGCCCCCACTGGCGCAAATCTGGGCCAATAGGGGGCAATATTGGGGCTGGCATTATCTACGCCCCCCAGCCTTAATATCAACCCGCATATTGCCAACCCTAAAGTCTGACAAGGCTGCGCCTTCGACGCGCATTCTAATCTGACGGCCAGTAAACCTAACTGATGTAGGGTTGGACGTTGCGAACGGCCCGTGGCTTGTTTCAGTGCCGTTGGGGTAGAACCTTGTTTTGAATGTTAAATTTACTTCGCCCTGCGCTTTTTCATCTGGAATAAGGTTGGTAATCCGCGCCACTTGATCCCCTGAGCCTATAGATATAGGCCCGGTTTCTGCAAAGATTGATGAGCTATCAACATTTAACCCAACCTCATGGTCATATATATCGCTATCTGCATTGTGGCCAGCCATAAGAGGATACCGAAAAACACCGCGCTGCACGCCGCTGGTGCGTGATAAGTTGCCGATCAACCAGTGACCTTCTTTGTAATCATAAGCGACATATCGGTCTATTTCTGTTGAGCCTTCTGAGCAATAAAACCACCAAACCTCGCCGTATTGACCATTGGCAAACGACCAAACCTTTGACTGTTGCGCCGTGTTAAAGTCGCTAAACACATAGTCAAATACGTCGCACGGTATTTCTTGAACGCTGTTACCGTCAAATCTAAAGAAACCGCGCTGGCCCATCCAGAACACGCCCATATCAACGTCGGCCGCAGCCTTTCGAGATATGGCCCCGCAAGAGGTTCCAACGCGCTCAAACCCGTACACATAAGGCGGTCCAGTATAACGCGCGGTATGCGCTGACGTATCAGTCAGAATAAGCGTCTGACCTCGCGTTCTAATGCCCTGCATAATTTGCCCGCTGTCAGAAAGCTCAATGTCGCCAGCCTCGTTTGTTGCCGCTGGCGTCCACAGCGTGTTGTTTTCTCGATCACACCATGAAATTTTGCGAGGATTGCCGCCGCTACCAAGAGCAAAAATAAAACGCTCTTCTGTTACAACCAATCCAAGATTATTTATTGGAGCATTTGCAATGGGCGCGGCTTTAGCACCAGACCCAAGCTGCCATTCCAACAAACGCTTATCATCTTTTGAGCAGGCTACAAGATATTCGCCAAAGTTGTCTAAACTCCACGTCGTCGCCTCTAGTGGTACAGAATTTGTACTCTGCTGGATTGGCTGACCGTAATAGCCGTTTCCATAAAATCCATCCCCATACCCTGTGCCAACCTCTGCACTTTCACGACCAGCAGTCAAATCGGTGGGCGTAATATCATAAATAGTTCCGCTGCCGATCATTGCCTTTAATTCGCTATAAGAGCCGCCAGCAAGATAGGCATCACTGGAATTTGTCTCCCAACTGTGCATGCCTCGCACGGGATTTGTGCTGAACGACGCTTTTCGTTCTTGCCAGCCTCCAATGGGGCGCAAGCTATTATCTCTCCACCTGACCAAACTTCCGTCGCGCCAGCGGCCAGATTGCTCTAAGTCAGTGCCGTTGCGGTAAAAGCCTGCGGGTATATCAAGGGGAACTAATGTCATTTGTTAATTCCGGGTTTGAATTGAAGTTTCTGAAGGGGCATTATGACGTACCTATCTCATAAGCTACTGCATTAAGCATTCTTGAACCAGATGCAGTATTGGTGTGTGATATGGTTATGTCTCCAACATTTGTTCCGTTAGGAAAAACATGCATTGAAATATAACGAAGGCCCGAAACCTTAAAACCAGATCCCGAATAGCCTGTAGTAGCTTGAAACACCCGGAAACCGTCTATGTTTTTACTAAAAACAATTCCGTTGGTATTGCTACTATTGTGGTTCATAAATACCGTAACCAAAAGAGTACACCGCGTTGACGGAACAATGCCTAAAGATATGGCACTTGACGTAATAGTACCAGTGCCTGTATTGCCAATAAAATTTGTACTGTCTTTGAAACTTCTAACGGCGATATCGAAATCGGGCCGGAGCCTTATCAAACTTCCATCTGATCGCTCGTAACCGTCTTGGCCTGTAGGTAAGAAACCGCTTATTGTTGTACCCGGCTCACTTCCATCGGCCGAATATTGGCAACTGCCACATGACGCACATATTTTTGGATTGTCCCCGGATGAAGCATAATTTGAAAACGTGGCAGACAATCGCGTGAAACCCGTTCCAGAGGGCGAATAATAACCATCTGACACAGGATTAGGAAAAGTGGTTACATCACTGTCCCCAGAACCTTGCGCAACAATTAACATGTCGCCGGACACAATATCTGCATCGGATGCCACTGAAAACGAGCCGAAACTCATGTCAGCATCAATCGTGGAAGCCGTCATTGTCCGGCCCGGCCCACCACGACCCTTAAAACTTTGAGAAGATGCTGCGCCAAGTGTGCTTAGTAAAGGCATCGCTTAATCCTATGTACCGTAGAAGGTTCTATCTGCAAAAATAGTCCATGCACTAGCACCCCTCCTAAAGAAGGTGAACGTATAGACATCCATACCACTTGCATTTCCAGAAGAGGGCTGCGTTCCACCTTGCCAGAAAAACGAGGAACTGCTTAATTGCGAAGTGCCGTCTATTTTGACATCGGAAACATAATACGGGGTACTACCATTATTAACGGCATATACCGCTGTCAGCGATTTACCTACAGGAACAATATCAGCAAAAGTAGTAGAGCCGTCACCCCTGAAATTTAATTGTACATTTCCCGAGGCGTTGGCTGAGTTTAAGTATACCGCTTGTGTTTTACAATCAAAGTTAACGACACCTGTTGCGGCGCTTGTGTCGTTTGTAAACTTTTCAATAGTGGCACCTGCCAACTCACTGTCGGTAATCGTTATACCTGAAGGTTCAATGTTGGAATTAAAGTATGTGGTAAAGTCAGTCATCGCGACTTGAACCATTGTGCCATTGTCATTGACAACTGCACGATCTGCGTCTGCAAGTGTTGTAGCGGTGGCTGCGGTGTCACCGTCCAAGACGTTTAACTCTGCCGTGGTCGCCGTAACACCGTCCAAGACGTTTAACTCTGCCCCTGTCGCCGTTACACCGTCCAAAATGTTTAATTCTGCCGCTGTCGCCGTTACACCATCTAAAATATTCAACTCTGCCGTGGTCGCCGTTACACCATCCAAGATGTTCAATTCTGCCGCTGTCGCCGTAACATCTGTGCCGTTGATGGTCAGTGTGCTTAGATCAGGCGCGATTGTGCCGGACGTGCCGTTTATGCCGTCAACAATCGTATCTAACGCCGTGTTGACGGTCGTACCCCATGTGTTCTCTGAGCCGCCGACGGTGGGCTTAGTTATGCTAATAGTCATTTAATAGCCTCGCGCTTTTTTTGCACTATACCTTATTTTGCCAGCAATGGCTACGCCGCCTGTTGCTCTGTCCAAGTCGTAGCAGAAGTTGATTGTTCTGTCCACGTTTCCGCGTCAACAGCCTGTTCTGTCCAGGTCTCAGGCCCGACAGGTTCGACCTGCCACTTAAACCGCGCTGGGCCAACGGTTGGAGATCCAGCAACGACATTGTCCAGAGTGATGCTGTGGGCTTGTGTGATGCTTGAGTCGCCGACAGTTGGCACACCAGCTACAACACTTAGCGGGATTAAGTTGCTGACCTGGCTAATCGAGACAGTCGCAACTGTCGGAACGCCGCTCGTAATGTCAGTAGAAGTTAGCGCAACATTTTCAACCAGCGTTGAATTAGCAACGGTTGGGACGCCGGTGATAATGTCAGCTGACGTTAGGCTTTGAGCGCCAGTTATAACGGATGTACCAACAACAGGTGCGCCAGCGTCAATATCCAACGCAGTTGCATTGTGAACTTGGCTAATTGTGACATCACCAACGGTTGGTGCGCCAGACACGATGTCGGTTGACGTTAAAACGCTTTGTACCGCTGCCGTGGGGGTGCCAACAGTAGGCGCGCCGGACGTGATGCCCACTAATGCCAGCCCATTGACTTGGGCAATAGTGGAAGCCTCAACAGTCGGCACGCCCGTTGCAATGCCAGCCCCCGCAAAAATGTAATTCTGATCTAGGTCAGGCGACCCAACAGTCGGCGCACCTGAAACAATGTCAGTTGCTGTTAGATTTTGGTCGTTTGTTGTTGTAACGTCAGCAACGGTTGGGATTCCAGACGTAATGCCTATTGCCGCCAGCGTGTGTTCTTGAGACATTGCTGACGCTGCGACCGTAGGAGTGCCAGTTACAACATCAACGCTGATTAATGCGTAATTTACGTCTATGTCTGAAGTCGCAACGATGGGCGTCCCGGCCACAATGTCAACGCTAATTAATGCTTGGTTTGCGTCTGCGTCTGGTGTGCCTACGGTTGGCACACCCGCCGTAATATCATCAGACGTAAGTACATGAACCTGAGAGATTGTTGAGGCAGCAACCGTGGGTGCGCCTGCAACAATGTCCACAGTAGATATAACCTGCTCGGAAGCAGCCCCGGTATCCGCTAAAGGGGCAGAAGCTAGAGGACTAAAGCCAAGCATGTGTTACTCCTTAAACGGCAGTCGATCCCGCCATGTCATCCTGAGCCATTACCCAAGAATAGCACTTGTCCATGAATGCGTCACCAGATGCAGCCTGAACGTCATCTAGGTTTGCGTTGTACCGTTTGAAGTCTACCTCACGAGTGTCGTCACCAGGTGTAGCTGTCGCATATGCTGACAGGTCAATCATCACGGAGAACTTTGGATCAGTTCCACGTTGACGGCTGATTGCCGCTGTCACGATACGGTAGTATGCGTTGTTAAAAGCGATGCCATACTGGGAGGCACCTTCTGCGATGTTGTTTTGAATAGCCATTGAGTTTCTCCTTTTAGGCGTAAGTTACTTCAGATGTGTGGATCGTAGCGACCCACCTGATGTTAGTTGATGCTGCACCTGTGGCCTCTACTTTAAGGCCACCGTTTGTTGTGTCAGCGGATAGTGCCAAGCCCCAGCCGGGGGTATTATCAAGAACAGTTGTTGCGCTGTTGACTAGCACTGTCGTACCAGCAGAACCTTCCCTGCGGATCAAGCCCTCGACCTTCCATGCTGCACTTGCTGTACCATCACCCGCCTTTTGACGGGCTACGATGGTGCCGTGGAAGGCGTAGGCTGAGTTGTTGGGTAGGATGACTTGGTTGATGGCGTCACCCGAAGTATTAGTTGCAGTTAATGCTTCAGCAGTTGCGTCTGTTGTATCACTGCGCAAAACATACTTAGAGGACTGAGCATCACCAGTGGCTGTAAAATGACCAGCAGAATGCGCCCACTGACCTCTTACAGTGGTTTTAGCCCTTAGTCCTGATGCCACTGTATACTGTTGACCAGCTTCGTTTCGCTCACCACATAGAATTATGGAGTAGTTAGAACTACTATTGATGGTGTTGCTTTCACCACCAAGAATAGTGCCATAATTACTGTTTACTGTATTGCCTGTCCCATTAAGGACAGAACTTCTGTAGCTATTAGCAGTGTTTGCATAACCTCCTGCTACAAAACTATAAGAACCCGCAGCCTTGCTCTGATTACCCATGGCAATTGCATTGGTATTCAAAGCACCATAGCTAGAGGAGTTGTTAGCTATAGCTGCTGCGAAGCTGTCCGTACCAGAGGCGTAAGCTCTATAACCAACCGCAGTTGCCTGTGAGTTAGTTGCAGTTTTTGCTTGATAACCAAGGGCAAAAGAGTTGTCTGAAGCAGCACTTGATTCAGCACCTATCGCCACAGAAGCACTACCAGACGAAGCAGAGTTTGCCCCCATTGAAATAGCGTTAGACCCACTAGCAGCAGAATTAACCCCAACAGCAAAACCACGAAGGCTACTAGCATTTGCAAGATTACCAATAGCTACGGATCTAAGGCCCGACGATACTGCCCCAAGGCCAATCGCTACTGCATTCGTGCCAGTAGCACTTGGCAAAGTAGACGTACCATCGTAGTTTTCAGCAAACAGATCAGCACCTCCACCACCGCCGCCAGCATCCGCAAAGGTTACAGCCCCAGAGCCATCTGTGGTAAGCACTTGGTTAGCTGTACCGTCTGAGGTGGGCAGGGTGTAGCTTTCTGAAATGCGAACTGTGTCAGCCGTACCACCAATGCTTACTTGATTTATAGCTGTTGATTGTACACTGTCACCGATTGTAATTGCATTTGCATGACTAGCTGTGTTGGTGTCTCCGATTGCAACTGAATTGGATGCTGACGCAATTGAATTGTAACCCAAGGATAAAGCAAAGTTGCCGCTAGTTTGGTTGGCTCTACCAATTGCTACAGATTGAGTACCTGCCGCCGTAGATTGGTAGCCAAGCGCAAGAGCAAATTGACCTGTTGAATTTGTCGTATGACCAAAAGCTAACGACCCTTCATTTGTTGCTTTTGCTTGATAACCTATTGCAACACTATTAGAACCAGTAGCACCATAGCTAGAGGTGTTGTTGTCTATAACTGCTGCGAAGCTGTCGGTGCCAGAAGCATAACTTTTACCTAATGCTGCTGCCGCATCGCCAGCAGATGTTGCATAACGTCCTAGTGCAAGCCCATCGGTTGTAGTTGCGGAGGTTGAAGCCTGCGGGCCAACTACTACAGATGTTCCCCCCGCTGCGGTGCTAAGTACACCAAGGCAAACGGATTGGCTACCGCTTGCTGTTGACCTTGGCCCTGCAAGGGCTTGTGAACCGCTTGCAACCGCTTGGTATCCAAGGGCTACAGTGTAGAAGTTGGAAGCAGTTGTATCTCGCCCAATAGCAAAAGAGTCTTGGCTTGTCGAACTAGCACCATTCCCAATCGCCACAGCATTCGTACCAGTTGCACTTGGTGCAGTGGGACTGCTTGAGTTTTCTGCATAAAGCTCTAAAGCTGCACCACCACCACCAATCGCTGTGCCGTCTAAAAGCAGGTCAGTACCGTCAGAGCTTAGTGTAACGCCGCTGCCTGAGCCTGTGTGATCTAATTCAATCTTACCCATTATGCGTATGTAACCTCGCTTGTGTTGACCGTGGCAACCCACCTAATGTTTGTAGCTGCTGCGCCAGTAACCTCTATCTTCAAGCCGCCGTTGGTTGTGTCAGCCGTCAAAGCAATGTCCCACG